TCTACAACTCAGAGCAAACCTTCCCTTGATATTTTAAAAGAAGCGCTATTTAAATTTCAACTTGAACGCAATGGTTTAAGTGGAGTTCCAAATGAATTATCATTAGTAGTTTCCGCGAGCACTGCCTCAGGTGGTAATCCAGCACAAATTCACGCATCTCTAGATTGGGAAGAAATCTCACGCTAATATATTATGATGCGTTTTAAAGAATATATCTCTGAGCAGGCAGAATATGATGGTCGTAAGGTGACTCTCAATGAACCGTGGCGTAGCGACGATGAAAAGCATAAGTTTTATGTCTATGTGCGTAATGAAAAGGGCAACGTCATAAAACTTGGATTTGGTGATCCAAAGGCAGAGATTAAACGAGATGATCCAGAGCGTCTAAAAAGTTTTAGAGCTCGCCATCAGTGTGATACAGATCCGGGTCCAAAGTGGAAGGCTCGTTATTGGAGTTGTAAGTTTTGGGAAAAAGGGAAGACTGTAACTGATTTATTGTCGAAGTAAACGACGATATAAATTATAATATGCAGTTGGTAAATGAGTTAACGGATAAAAATTTTTTAGTCTATGCGGCTAAGCATTATAATAATCCACGCTGTCTAGACATAAAAGAATTTCATGCAGATCTTGCTCATCTGAAGTATATCAAAAAACTTTTTAAAAAATATCAGGACAAGAGTATACTTCAAGAGAGGCTAATCTTAAACCATCTCATTATACTTCATAACATGTTTTATACTGAAGCTGCAACACGCATGTGTTTTAATCGAGTAAACGAACACAGTTGGCCAGCACTTAAAACATTCTTGTTGTATCTAAACTATATTCCAGAAGGTGAATATATAAATATACCTATTGATCTATACGTAGCTCGAACACTTCAAAGAATTTAAAACTATGGGACTCCTAACACGCACTACAGACACTGTTTACGCATTTAGATTTTTACGCTTACTCACTACTCCATGGAAAAAAACTGGAGCCTATAAGATGGGCCTCATTGATGCTGATGGAAATGTAATTCGCAAACCAGAAACAAGTGAAGAAAAAAGTAAGTATAATATTTTTCATAAATTGGTCTTTAACGTTAAACGTATGCTTAATGTAATTCCATTTGGCAAGACTACAATTGCTTCGTATCTTGCGGCGCTCTATCTCATAAAAGAAAAAACTGGAGTTTCTGATCGAGCACTTGCTAAGGTTATCAAAGAGGCCACTGGGTGCGATCCACGTGCGCTTCATCTTGAAGAGTCTTTTTGGTATCTCAATGAAGACAACACTCTTCGTCATGGAACATACAAATTAACGCGTAACCTACCATTACAACTAACTGGAGACATATTGGCTCTCAAGAATACAACAATATCAATAGCAGAAAATTCATGCCCGGTTGGAAATATTTTTGGCGTAAATGTGTATGACGCCGTGCATTGTAAGACTGGACAAAAAGTATTAATAACTCAACACGATATTAAGCAATGAAAAACGAAGAAGTAGTTACTGGAGACGTTGCAATGCCACCTTCTGACTATCCTAAAAGTGGAGCAACATGGAGACTTTTTAATGTACCAACTGACATCTTTAGACGGTTTGAAACCGGGCGAAATAAGTTTGAACGCTGGTGTAAATATCTAGATATGGCAGATGAGGAGCAGCAAGCTTTATACAATTATGCTAAGAAAAATAGCAAGCATACAATTGTACTACGTGATTCTGTTAGTGGCGCTCTTCGTAGCATACGCAAACGTGCCATGAATGAATCATGAGACGTGTAAAAAATTATTTACAACTCGCCTTTTTCTGTTTATAATAAACATCTGCTACACAGCGTAACATTTTCCAACATGAACGACAATAATACACACAGCATCTTCGAAGAACAAATTAGCCGCAAACCAAACCACTATCCATGGACAGAGCAGTTTATTGAGGCCATGCACAATGGATTTTGGACAGACAAAGAGTTTAGTTTTAAATCTGATGTGCAGCAATTTAAGGTTGATTTAAATGATCAAGAACGCGAGATTATTGTGCGTACACTTTCAGCAGTTGGACAAATTGAAGTTGCAGTAAAAACTTTTTGGGCCAAACTGGGAGAAAACCTGCCGCATCCTAGTCTTCAAGATCTAGGCTATGTTATGGCAAACATTGAAGTTATTCATAATAGTGCCTATGAGCGTCTACTTAGTGTGCTTGAACTAGAAGATATTTTTGAAGAGAATCTTAAACTTGAATGGATACAAGGTCGTGTTAAATATCTTCGTAAGTATACTCACAAGTTTTATAAAGATTCAAAGAAGCAGTATCTCTATGCTTTGATTCTTTTCACTCTTTTTGTTGAAAATGTTTCGTTATTTTCTCAGTTTTATATTATTAACTGGTTCGCTCGTTTTAAAAATGTACTTAAAGACACAGATCAGCAAGTAAAGTATACTCGCAATGAAGAAAACATTCATGCTCTTGTTGGTATAAAGATTATAAACACAATTCGTGAAGAGCATCCTGAACTATTTGACAATGAGCTTGAGGCACGCATCGCGCATGAAGCTGAAGAGGCATACAAGTCTGAAGCTAAGATTGTTGACTGGATGATCAATGGCATAAACGAACCTGGGCTATCAGCACCAATTCTTAAAGAGTTTATTAAAAATCGTATCAATGAATCCCTTGCTCAAATCAGTTTTAAACCAGTATTTGAAGTGGATAGAGAGTTGCTTGAGTCCACTATGTGGTTTGAAGAAGAACTACTTGGCAACAATATGGCGGATTTTTTTCACACCCGCCCGACTGAATATTCAAAGAAAAATCAAAGCTTTAGTGAAGACGACCTGTTTTGATGTGATATATAGATCTATATTATGAGTGATAAAATATATTGGTTAAATAAAGATAGTAGAAAATTTTTAGAGAGAGGATATCTCTTAGAGGGAGAAACTCCAGAACAGAGAATACAGGACATTGGAGATAGAGCGCAGGCGTTATTAGATGATATGCCTGGTTTTTCAGACAAGTTTGTAGACTATATGTCAAGAGGTTTTTATTCTCTTGCTTCTCCAATCTGGTCAAACTTTGGCCGTAAACGCGGGTTGCCAATCTCATGCTTTGGTAGTTATATACCTGATGACATGAATGGAATCCTCTCAAAGGTCGGCGAGATTGGTACAATGTCAAAAGTCGGTGGAGGAACTTCCGCATATTTTGGAGATGTGCGCGGTCGAGGAGCCCCAATATCTTCCGGTGGTGCTGCTACAGGTGTGCATCATCAACTTACAGTTTTCGATTCGCTTATCAACTATGTCTCGCAAGGCAACGTTCGTCGTGGTTCTTTTGCAGCCTATTTGCCTATTGATCACCCTGATATTGAAGAGTTTCTTAAGATTCGTTCTGAAGGCAATGCTATTCAAGACTTGTCCATAGGCGTATGTGTATCAGATGAGTGGATGAAGAGTATGATTGGCGGCGACAAAGACAAACGTAAAGTTTGGAGTACAGTCATTAAAAAACGATTTGAGTCTGGCTATCCTTATATCTTTTTCTCTGATAATGTAAACAACGGCGCACCCCAGATGTATAAAGACAAGGGTCTTAAGATACATGCAAGTAACCTTTGTACAGAAATCTTTTTGTCTACATCAGAAGATGAAAGTTTTGTATGTGACCTCTCTTCACTTAATCTTGAAAAGTGGGACGAGATTGCAGAGACAGATGCAGTAGAGACGCTTGTGTATTTCTTGGATGCAGTCATGTCTGAGTTTATTCTTAAGACTGGAAATCCTGGCAATGAATTTATGAGAGCGCCTCGTAAGTTTGCTATTAATCAGCGTGCACTCGGAGTAGGTGTTCTTGGTTGGCATTCGCTGTTGCAGTCAAAGATGGTACCGTTTGAATCGATGGAAGCAAAGATGATGAACAATCAAATTTGGAGTACGATTCGTGCCAAGGCAGACTCTGCTACCTCCCAACTTGCAAAACTTTTTGGCGAGCCATTTATGTTGAAAGGTTATGGTCGACGCAACTCTACTACGCTTGCAATTGCTCCTACTACAAGTAGTTCGTTTATACTTGGACAAGTATCTCCAAGTATTGAACCGCTAAACAGCAATTATTTTGTTAAGGATCTTGCTAAAGGCAAGTTTACCTATCGCAATCCATATCTTGAAAAGTTGCTCAAAGAAAAAGGCAAAAATGATCAAGAAACATGGAAGGATGTTCTTACTCATGGTGGTTCTGTACAACATCTAGAATTTCTTTCTGCAGAAGAAAAAGATGTATTTAAAACCTTTGGTGAAATTAGTCAAAAAGAAATTGTCATTCAGGCAGCACAACGTCAAAAGTATATTGACCAAGGTCAATCACTTAACTTGATGATTGCACCTACTGCAAAGCCAAAAGAAGTCAACGAGCTTCTTATCTTTGCTTGGGAACAAGGAGTCAAGTCGTTGTATTATCAACGTAGCGCAAATCCAGCACAGGAACTTGCACGTTCAATCTTAACTTGCAGCACATGTGAAGGGTAAAGACTGTATAAAACTGTCTCCATTTTGGTATGCACTTGGTATGTTTGCAGTAGCTCCGTTTGTTGCAATAGTATTTATCGTCACTGCTCTTTTATTAATGCTGGTTTGGCCATTGGTTCCATTTGTCGCATATTTTGAAAGAAAGAACGACCCCGTTGTTGATGATATAAATAACAGAAAATAATTTAAATATATTAAATATAATGATAGAAAACAACAGATGTCCAAAATGCAAATACGTCTACGAAGTCTCTTGGGATGATGAGGACGATAAATACTATTGCGATGACGAAGAAGATTTTGAAGATCTAGAACGCGAAGAACTCTACCCAGAATATTGCCCTTTTTGTGGAACCTATCGTATCTATGGAACAGAAGACGATTCTCGTGATGACGAAATTTAATATATAATTTATGACATGGCTATATAATGAACTTCCTTTTACTCGCGAACTTGCTCAAGAGAAGATTGATGAAGGTTATATTGGGTTTGTCTATGAAATAACTGATAGTCTAAATGGTAAAAAATATATTGGCAAAAAGTTGCTATCTAGTGTAAAAAAACTTGCTCCACTAAAAGGCAAAACGCGCAAAAGAAAAAAGTGTGTACAGTCTGATTGGGAAAAATACTATGGCAGCAGTGAAACTGTAAAGGCTTTGGTCGAATCACGACAATCAGATTTTATTCGTCGAATCATATATCTCTGCAAATCTAAAGGTGAATTGTCTTATATGGAAGCAAAGGAACAGTTTGACAAAGAGGTGTTGCTTACAGATGATTTTTACAACGAATTTATTGGAGTAAAAATAAATTCATCTCATGTGAAAAGTTTATGGAAAAAGTAGTGTACATTTGAGTCACACTAGTGTATAATTATATCATGTTACTAATCGACTATTCTGGAATTGCAATTTCTGCTATATTTTCTCAATCACGTCCTGGGAAAATTACAGAGGACTTTATGCGACATATTATCTTAAATTCGCTGAGAATGTATAATCTCAAGTATAGAGAAAAGTATGGACGTATGATTATCGCATGTGATGGCGGCAGTTGGCGTAAAGAGTATTATCCGCAATACAAAGCTGGACGCAAGAAGAGTCGTGAGGCGTCTGATCTTGACTGGAAAGAAATTTTTGGTATTATAAACAAGATACGTGATGAAATAGTTGAGCATATGCCATATCCAGTAGTAGTTGTACAGGGCGCAGAAGCAGACGATGTTATTGGCACACTCGTTGAATCTACTCAAGAGTTTGGCCAGCACGAACCCGTAATGATTATCAGCGCAGACAAAGATTTTATTCAACTTCAAAAGTATGATAATGTCTCTCAGTACAGCCCTATGACTAAGAAGATGTTGAGTGACAAAAACCCGGCTAATTATCTCTATGAGCATATCTTTCGCGGTGACAGCGGTGATGGCATTCCAAATGTGCTATCATCTGATACTGTATTTGTTGATGGCGGGCGCCAAACACCACTCAGTTCAACTAAAATGACAGCATGGATCGCTGCTGCGCATGAAGGTAAACTACAAAGTGTTCTTCCAGAAACAGTCTATCGCAACTATATTCGTAATAGCACAATAATTGATCTTAGCAAAACACCAGAAAATGTAAAAGCTTCAATCCTATCTGCATATTCCGAGTGTGCTTCGGTCGGAAACTCTAAGATACTTAACTATCTTATCTCTAAGCGTTGCAACATGTTAGTATCATGTGCTGAAGAATTTTTTACACATAAATAAAACTATATATTATGAGACCACAAACTGCATCAAACAACAGAACAAAACATCCGTTTGAAATTTTTGAAAGCGTACAGGCGACAGACAAAGTCGCTGATCGTGTGCGCATACTTCAAGAAAATGAATCTTATGAATTAAAGACTATACTTCAGGCAGCATTTCGTCCTGATATAAAATTTGATTTACCGGTAGGTGCTCCTCCATATACGCCTAGTCCAAACCCAGCAGGAGTAAATTTTTCTCCGCTAAGAAAACAGATTGATGTGTTGCCTCGCCTTTTAGTTGGTAATACTACATATGACAAGATTAAAAAAGAGATGGCCTTTATCAAACTGTTAGAAAATGTTCATGCATCTGATGCAGAAATTTTAATTGCAATGAAAGATAAAAAACTACATAAAAAATATAGTCTACTTACATCTTCACTCATTAAAAAGGCCTTTCCAAATCTTGGCATAGAATAATATGACATACACATATAATTGCACATCTTGCAACTATTATTGGGACGCAAGTTTGCCTATGGATTCGCGTGACCTGCCGCTAAGCGAACCATGCCCACACTGCACTTTGGCTGGAAACGTAAAACGCGCCATCTCAGCTCCTGGTATATCATATGAAGGAGGCAAGACAATACTTCAACGTGCTGGTAGTGGATGGAATGACGTACTAAACAAAGTAAAAAAAGCAAGTGGAAGACAAGCAAAAATAGAAACCCGTTGAGATATGGGACGCAGCAGAAAAAATAGAGACAAGAAAAAGGGACATGGCTATTACGATGATGGTCATGATGATTATTCTCGCAATAAAAAATTTAAGAAAAATCGCTTTGATGACAATCGAAGAGATAAAGAAATACAACAAAAACTATTTGTTGATTGGGATAAACTCTAATGAATCGAAAAAAGTTTACGCACTCACCTATAGATCTTGGCTATAGTGATCTAGAAGCAAACACTACCACTTCTGGTCGCTTTTATACGACGCCTAATGGTAAAGCCTATCCTAGTATTACTACTGTATTAGGCATTCGTAACAAAGGTGCACTTCAAGAATGGAGAGCACGAGTTGGCGAAGTTGAAGCAGCACGTGTAGCCCGGCATGCAAGCACGCGAGGCACAGCTTTACATGCAGCGGTTGAACGATATATTGATAACATTGATTCATATTTTGCTGAAGGAGAGATGCCTCATGTAAAAGATATGTTTAACTCTATCAAGCCTGTCTTGGATGACCGAATCGATAACGTATGTCTTCAAGAGGCTCCACTCTACTCAGATCATCTTGGACTCGCTGGTCGAGTTGACCTCATCGCAGAATTTGATGGTCGGCTGAGCATAATCGATTTTAAGACAAGTTCTCGAGCTAAAACTGAAGATGAGATTGACAGTTATTTTATACAGATGGCAGCATATGCTATTATGTGTGAAGAGCGTACAGGCACACCAGTAAGTCAAGGAGTAATCGTTATGGCTGTAGAAAACAGTTCACAACCGCTGGTTTTTGTGCAAAAACGAGATTGTTGGACGGATGAACTTTTTAAGACTATAAATGAATATAATACCAAAAAACTATTTGGACATGCATAAACACAACATACAAAATAAGGGCTTACTGGATCTACTAAAAGGCGGCGCAAATGATTGCTTTACGAGCGACTATGGTGCAGTCAAAGAGTATTATCTTTCTGAAGAGATTGGTGATGCAAGTGACTATATACAATGGTTTCATGATATACGCAATAGTCGTCCATCCGATGTAGTAAAGATTCATATCAATTGCCCAGGAGGTAACCTGTTTACTACCATTCAATTTATGCAGGCACTCTCTGAAACTGAAGCCCATATTATGGTAAGTGTTGAAGGGGCATGCATGAGTGCTGCAACTCTGATCTTTTTGATGGCCGATGAGTATATGATTACAGATCATAGCATGTTCCTATTTCATAACTATAGTGCTGGCACTGCTGGCAAAGGCGGTGAGATGTATCATGGCATGGTTCATGAACGCAACTGGAGTGCAAATCTTTTCAAAGATATGTATTCAGACTTTCTTACCGAAGGCGAGATTAAAGAGATGCTTGAAGACAAAGACATCTGGATGGACGCACATCAGGTACTTGATCGTTTGGAAAAGCGCGGCAAAAAGATACAGAGTCGCATACGCGCTGAAGAGAAGAAGAAAAAAGTATAAATAGACTATATGGCAAAGACTTCCCAATTAGACCCATTATTGACCGGACTTGCATCAAATTACTTAATTCAAGTAGTAGATACAAGTGATAGGAGTATGTCAGATTCTGGTACAAATAAAAGAATAACTGCCAAACAATTTATAGATAGTGCAATAACAAACGCATTGTCTGCTAATATTATTACTGCAGATAAAATTGCAGCAGGAGCTATTACAGCTGATAAAATAGCAACAGGTGTATTATCAGCAATATCAATAAGTGCTGGTTCTATTACTGCTGATAAAATAGCACCTAATGCTATTATTGCTGAAAAGATTGCTGCCAATGCCATTACTGCTGGTAAGATTGCTGCCAATGCTATTACTGCTGAAAAGATTGCTGCCAATGCTATTACTGCTGAAAAGATTGATGCTGGAGCTATTACTGCTGATAAAATTGCAACAGGTGTATTTTCAGCAATATCAATAAGTGCTGGTTCTATTACTGCTGATAAAATAGCAGCTGATGCCATTACTGCCAATGCTATTGCAGCAGGAGCTATTACTGCTGCTAAAATAGCAGCTGATGCCATTACTGCCAATGCTATTGCAGCTAATGCCATTACTGCTGATAAAATAGCAGCTAATGCCATTACTGCTGATAAAATAGCAGCTAATGCTATTACTGCTGGTAAGATTGCTGCTGGAGCTATTACTGCCAATGCTATTGCTGCCAATGCCATTACTGCTGATAAAATAGCAGCTGATGTATTTTCAGCAATATCAATAAGTGCTGGTTCTATTACTGCAGACATGATTGCAGTTAATGCTATTATTGCTGAAAAGATTGCTGCTGGAGCTATTACTGCTGGTAAGATTGCTGCTGGAACTATTACTGCTGATAAAATTGCCGCAGAAACTATTACTGCTGATAGAATTGCAGCTAATGCTATTATTGCTGATAAAATAGCAGCTAATGCCATTACTGCCAATGCTATTGCAGCTAATGCTATTATTGCTGATAAAATAGCAGCTAATGCCATTACTGCCAATGCTATTGCAGCTAATGCCATTACTGCCAATGCTATTGCAGCTGATGCCATTACTGCAGGTAAAATTGCTGCCAATGCTATTACTGCCAATGCTATTGCAGCTGATGCCATTACTGCAGGTAAGATTGCTGCCAATGCTATTACTGCTGTTACAATTGATGCTGGAGCTATTACGGCGGGTAAAATTGCTGCTGGTGCTATCGCATCTAATAGTATGCTAGCATCAAATATAATTGCTGCTAGCAATTTGGTAACAGATTTTGTGTTGACTAAAAATATACAAAGTGATAATTTTAATGGGCAAATACTTACAAACCCAGATACTGGAGTACGTACTATAAACGTTGGCACAGCTGGTTATTATTTAGATTCAGTGTCTGGTACTGTTGTAGTTAGTAAATTAGTTGCACGTGACGGTATAATTGCTGGTAACTATATCAAATATAATAGTAGTGGTGCATTTGCAGTTGACTCACAGGGCAATTTGGGTGTTAAAGTAGATGATGATACTTTAGGAATATCAAACGGTTCTTTAGTAATTAAACAGGTGCCTTCAACTTCTGTTGTAGTTGCTACGCAAGATATTAATTATGTGGGTGGATTAAATACTACAACGTATAATCCTATTGGTCGTACAAATGGCGTATTTACGCACCCATATAATATACATCTTGTATGGGATTCTTTGGCTAACGTTTCAAGCGTTATGAATGTTACAAGTGTAGACATATATAATCTATCAGTTAGATATGATTACTCAAATGTAACAAATTTGGCCAGTGCTACTAATTTGTTTATTTACATTAACGCGCAATGGTCAGATTCGCCGACAGCACGCGTCAATTCGCCTGTCGCTTTTAGTGCAGTTGCAGCCGGAATTACAAATCCTGTATTACCATTAGGACCAGTTACATATACCATTCCAAAATTTTCAATTAGTGGCAGACAAGTAGCTACCAATAGATATTTACTTGTCTGGCCTGAAATAGTTTTATATGGTAATAACTTTGGTGGTACAATTGGTGTTAGTGTACCAGCCTCAACAACAGCAGCATTTATTATAAAAGCAACTGGTCAATTAACTTCTCCAAATAATGCATTTAGTACTTTAGTAAAACCAGCTGGTTTACAAATATCATAATAAATAATTAGTCATGAACATAGAAAATCAAGAACAAATCAATATATTACAAGAAGAGCAATCTAACTACGACTGGCTTCGTAAAAGACAATCTAATTATCCACAATTTAGTGAAGAAGATATTGGTCATCTTTATGACTCAATACAAGCGATATTGGATATATTGGAAGAAAATGATATTATTGTATCATTGAAAGATAACACGAAGGCTCGCCTTGAACATCGTGCACTAATTAAAACAGCTATACCAAAGGAGTAAATAAACTCTTTTGATTTTTGTCAAATATAACTCTCGAGCAGACCCACCATGCCTCTCAACGATGCACACTTTGGTGGGTATTTTTTGCATAAAAAGTCGTAAATTTGACATTTTTAGACCTTGGGAGCACTAGATTTCTCTATACGGGGCCTAACTTCGGGGCCTTTTTTCACTTTTTTGAAAAAAGTTGTGTACTTTCTCTGCATTTTAGTGTATAATGACCATGTAAGCAACACAACACAATATGAAAGAAACATTAGGAATTTTCATCGGAATCAATGCAGCAGTTTGGTTCGTCATCTTTATCCAAACCATGAACGGTAGTTGGTAATCACAAGAGTTGAACATCTTTTAAAAAGCTTTGAGCTTCGGGCACTCGTTAAACCGCTCTAGAGAGTTGAGCATCTCTTAAAACTGCTCACCACTTTCAAAAAACAATTTTCCCCTGAAGTATTGGCCCGCCAGTAGATCTTCTAGAACAAACACTAAGTGAATCCCGGGCATGTGACCGGTTGGAGTTAACGCCACCGAAACATGAATAGCTTAGTCAATGATCTAGAATGAACTCTGGGAGACGAGGTTCGACTCCTCGCGGGGGACACCACTTTCAAAAACAAATTTAAGGTAATGCCCCAATCGTAAGAGACTGCAGCTCGAGAAGATAAGAAAATTAAATGTGCAGATGGACTCACACAGCCGTTTCTGATGATAGGAAGACCCCAGGATTGCTCAGCAATAGTAAGGAAACCGAACATGCCCGTGTTTCATCAGCAACAAAAGTTAGGCACGGGAAATTTTCAAAAAACAAATTTACTGATGGAGGTTGCAAACGAAATCAGAGATAAAAGGAACGAGCCTCTTGTCCGCAGGGAGAGCGTTAAAAAGTTTCATGGTGCAATTCCATAGCCTGCGGTGCCATTTCCAAAAAAAACAACAACAAATACAAATAGAATAACGACATAAGATTTTAAAACCTTCTCTATCGCAAAGCCAGTAGTCATGACCTGGTAGTGGCCTATAAGAATATTATTCAAAAGTCCGTTCAATTCGGAGGTGATAGAAACCTGGGAGGCTCCTCAGCCCCAATTGAAGCTGTAAAGCACTGAGGATACTTTTAAACAACAAACACCAAACCATGAAACTATCGCATTTTTATCCACTAGCCATCTTGATATCACTATTTTTTGGAGTCTGTATGATTGGATTCATCAGCGCTCTGTTCAAAGCAGTCTATCTTTTCTTTAACTAATATGAACACACAACGAACAATACTAAAGGTTGAAAATAACGAGGTTGGAAAAACAATAATCTTTCATTTGAGGCGTGAGGTAAAAACTCATAATTTGAGAGAGCGTTTGAAAGAGATGGAGTCTCCAGACTATGTTGGAAAATTTAAACGAGTTGACCTCTATGGCCGCCTTGGAAAAAATAATCCAAATCGTCACAAATATTCTATTTCTAGTCGTCGCTCAATCTTTCGCAGCCACACTAGAATTCGTTTAGAAGATGCATCACACATTGCAGTCTATGTAAACAACGTCGTGCGCTCTAAGTTTGGTGGTTATACTCTCGTCTGTTCATGATTCCAGTTTTTCCCTCTCATAAGACTACACTCGTATTGACTGCAGGCTTTCAACCATGTGGATTTTTTTCTGCTCGGTCTGCAATTCGAAACATGATGGTTGGAGGCGTAAAAGCCTATGACCAGTATGGAAACATACGAGACTGGAGCAGCTGGATAGCAAACGATGATCATCTCAGTCCAAACAATCCTGCGCTGAGAAGCGTCGACACATTGTGGGCAATTCCTACAATTGTAGTGGTGCCAGGCTATTTTGGTCACTACAAGCAAGGCAAAAAGCAGCCGCGCGCAATCAACCTTCGTCAGCTGTATTATATCTATGGAGGAGAATGTCAATATTGCTTAAAGAAAATTCCATACACTTCTGCGACTCGTGATCATCTCATTCCTCGCAGTCGTGGAGGCGGCAACAACGACGACAATATCGTTCTGTCTTGCAAAAAGTGCAATACCAAAAAATCAAACAAGTTTCCATATTTCAACATTCATGGCTCAGAGGTAAAACCTAAGATGCTAAAAGACATCGAGTTTAGCGCGCTTAGTGAAAAAGTTACGATTCGCGATGAATGGAAGGATTTTTTACAATATAAATAAATCACTTATAGATAAAAAAGATGTTTACATATGAGAGAGTTTAGTGTATAATGTCTCTGTAAGCAACAAGAAACAAAAGTTTCATAACTAAATGCCACATCAACTGCTACTGAAAGTTGAGAACGTCCGTGGTTGTACGGCTTGGATCACTCAGTGATGCGATGTCAAAGGTTTGTATATAGGAGTTTTCGGTCCCTATAAAAAGTCATAGTCGATTGTAGTTGCAGCGCATTGCGCTCCTCATCGACATGCCAATATGATTAACCGATAAATTTTTCCCTCCTGTAGCTCAGTGGTAGAGCGGATTCTTTGCTCATTTTTATAAATAACTATATGAATGACCATTCCTTGTGCCCAGTATGTAATAGAGAAATTTCAAAATTTGCCTATTCTAGACATGCAAGGGCATGTGAAAATGGAAAAATAAAAGATAAATTACCTCCAAGTGAAAAACTACCAAATGGTAAAACTATTCGTTGGATGGAATCTATGAATGCCCGCAAAGGAAATGGAACAAATCAGTATACTAAAGCAATTAAATTAAATTTGCCAAAACCAATTGCAGTGGAAGTTTCTAATGAAACGCGACAAAAGATGTCTGCATCAGCTAAAGCTAGGAGCACTTCAGAATTAAGAAAAAATATGTCAGATCATGCTAAACGTCGTGGTCTTGGTGGTAAATTTGTTAATACTAAATGCGAATATAATGGACATAAATTTGGTTCTTCTTATGAAGTATGTGTTGCAAAATCTTTAGATAGTAATTCCATAAGATGGATAAAGCCAAAAAAATTCGATTATATCGATCCATTCAATAAAAGTAGACAATATACACCAGATTTTTATCTGCCAGATTTTGATGTATATCTAGATCCTAAAAATGATTTTCTTATCAATAACATTAATCCATCTATGGGGTTTAGTGATTGCGAAAAAATTAAAATTGTTGAACAGACCCATTCAATACGAGTTTTAATTCTCGATAAAACAATGCTTACATGGGATAAAATTCAAGAACAAATTTTTAATGCTAGAGTGTCCTGAATTGGTTAAAGGTCCTTCTTTATAAGGGGGTAGAATCGGTCATCGAGCCGTATGTGGGTTCGAGTCCCACCTCTAGTACCACTTTCGCACGTTGGCAGAGAAGTTATGCAGTGGTCTGCAAAACCGCCTAGTCCAGAGCGTTACTGGAACGTGCGTCCATCTACAACACCTGCTCATATCGTCTAACGGTTAGGACTTACGGTTTTCATCCGTACAATCGGGGTTCGATTCCCCGTGTGAGTACCAATAAATAATATACAATGAAAATAGTCATTCGCACCTCAACATACATCAAGGTCGGTCAATTTTACCTTTCAGTAAAACTACCGCTTAAGAGCGGTGAACACAAGTTTAGAGTCACTCGCGATCATTCACGCTTTCAAAACTATTTTGAAATGCATGCTCTAGGATTCACGCTAGGTCGCATGTGGTCTACTCATGCCCAACGCGTACGTGAGAAGCGTTGGTTAAATTCACTTGACGAATAATACTATGAAAATATACATCGAAAAATGGACGACTGAAACTGTACACACTGGAAAGTTATTTAGCGTTGACACTGAAAAGTTGAGAGAACTCTATGATGAATATGCAGGTCTCTCTGACGAAGAACTCGTTGAACTCGTGAGCGAAGATTCTGAATGCGGTGGTCTTGATTGGCATGAACAGTACGAAGACGCCTTGTCTGCATGCGACATTTCTGGAGAAAACAGTCTAGTAAAGATTCATACATCAGAGACGCTGCAAGAAGATCTAGAATGGAATGCCTGGCACAGGGGTCGTCTTACTCTCAATGAAGAATATATAGACATTGATACGGAAAATTTTGAGGAGTTTGTCTCTAAAATTCCTCACTATAAATAATTTCACAATCCGACTTAGCTCAGCGGCAGAGCAGATGACTGTTAATCATCGGGTCCGTGGTTCGATCCCACGAGTCGGAGCCAATTTTTTTATTGTAATTTGTAAGTTAAATGTTCGTTTTGTATAAATAAACTTATGGATTACAAACAGATATATAATCGCCTAATAGAATATAGGCGTCAAAATATCTTAACGTGTGGCTATATTGAACGTCATCATATAGTCCCAAAATCATTGGGAGGCACTGATGATGAATCAAACATTGTAGCACTATCTGGTCGTGAACATTATATTGCGCATTTGCTTCTTTCAAAATTTAATCGATGCAGCCAAACTGCATATGCTCTTTGGGCAATGCAAATGAAATCTTCAAAAACGTGTGATCGACCATGCATTAAAAGTGGTCGTATGTATGAATGGGCACGTAAAGAATTTATTAAATATGCATCTCATCGATTTAAAATTACTTCAAAGGGAGAATGCAATAGTCAGTATGATACAAAATGGATAACAAATGGTATTGTTAATTTGAAAGTTTCTAAAGATTATATTGTTTCCGAAGAATGGAAATTTGGAAGAACTGTAAAAAAGAAACAAAAACATTTTACATGCGCAGCTTGCAATTCAACATTTTCAAATAAGAAAAAGAAAAAATATTGTTGCAAACAATGTGAGAATAATTCGAAACCAAATATCATTAAAGACAACTTTGATAATCTAAAATTAGAATATGAAAAACATAAATGTTTAAGTAGAGCATTTAATTCTGTTGGTATAGCATACAATAGCAATCTTTTTAAAAAATTTATTGATTTATACAATCACGCCGAAGTCGCATAGTGGTCGATTGCACCGGATTTGTAATCCGGTTTGGAAACATCATCGTGGGTTCGAATCCCACTTTCGGCTCCAGTTTAAAGTGCATCCATAGCTCAGTTTGGTTAGAGCACACGATTGATAATTGTGGGGTCGTTAGTTCGAGTCTAACTGGGTGTACCATATTTTTACGGGTAAAGGCCGACTGGCGAGGCGCTTGCTTTGGGAGCAAGTTTAGTTGAGTTCGATTCTCAATTACCCGACCATTTTTTATTAGGGGGTTTAGCTCAGTTGGTAGAGCGTCTGCTTTGCAAGCAGAATGTCATCGGTTCGAATCCGGTAACCTCCACCATTATACGTCATTGGTGTAACGGTAGCACAAAGGTCTCCAAAACCTTTTGTCACAGTTCGAATCTGTGGTGACGTGCCATAGAGGTATAGTGTAACGGTTAGCACCACAGATTTTGATTCTGTTTGTCGAGGTTCGAATCCTTGTACCTCTACCAACTTTGCCGCTAGAGAGGTGCACGGGCTCCATGCCCGGTACATAGACACAAATGACGTGCAGGACTGCATATGCGGGTGCGTACGGGAATGTGTCTATGTCGCCTCTCTAGACGGCTCAATTTTCAATCGCGGGGCAGTCAGTAGTGGTGCTGAACTAGTCTCATAAGCTAGGCTTCGGTGTGGGTTCGACTCCCACCCCCGCAACCAATTTTTTTAATGGGCGGTTCGCATAGCGGCAATTGCGTTTCATAGGATGTGACTTTAGAACGCTAAACAAGCATAACTCCTTTGATGTAGCAACAACACCTGTTAAGCCCTGAGCATGGCACAAGAATAAAAGCTCATCACTTTCGCATAAATAGTATTATGATTATATCATTTAAACAGTATTTTATACGAGAAAGTTTTATTGATAAACTCAAATCAATTTTTAGTAAAAAAATAACCCATGATATTAAAATAGATATCGATAGTTACTTGGATGAGATATATGTATATCTTATTGATGATAGAATAAAAATCGGTACATTTACATTTAAACACGATAATAAAAATTTAAAAGCTATAGATATTTGGGTATCTAAAGAGCACAGAGGTAAGGGACTAGCAAAAATGGTTTATGATATTTTATCGAAACGTGGTTATAAAATATATCGTAGCTCAGATCAAACTGCTGCTGGTAAGCATTTTTGGGATAAAAATAGACCCAACTCTAAACCTGGTTCTATTTGGTAGATATATTTTTGCCTTTTAAGGGGTAAAGAATAGAGATACAAAAACAGTTTTAACTTAGTATATAAAATACTAGATTCCGTGTGGGTCAATAACCATACATTGCTAAATGGGTAGATGCCCGAGTGGCTAAAGGGGGCAGACTGTAAATCTGCTGGCTAACGCCTACGCTGGTTCGAATCCAGCTCTGCCCACCATTTTTATAAATAGTAGTATGAACGCATTTAATTCTACACAACCAGACAGTCTAGTTGAAGCTGCAAAGCAAATTCTCGAAAAGGTCGCTATTGCACCAGTCACTGGCTTTGGACGGTCTGTTCCAGAAAGCGTTCAAGATTATCTGCAAACAATTTTAAATTCTGCCGACACGCCCCGTGGGTCAATCACACACGCCAAATTTTTCGACTCTGGCTATACTGGTGTCTCGTTTGAGATTGGTGGACAAGAGTATACGCTCACTATGAGCATGGGCAAGATGGGTGCTGATGACTATATTCGCGGCAATATGGCACTCGCCAAAACCGGCACACACAAGCCAATCCTCTCAATTAGAGGTGGCGACAGCCCGAACAGTGTCTTTCCAACAATGGCTGACATTGGTAAAATGACACGTGCTGTGTCTGACCTGATCAAACGTTAAGTCTTTCAATGTATAGTGTAGTGGTAGCACGCCCCAAGCAAAGGGTTTCTTGTCCGATAGGATAGGCGACAACGCCGAGGCGATGGTTCGATTCCATCTACA